TTTCTTCTTCGGTTCTTTCTACTGCTTCTTCTGCTTCTTCACTCATTTTACTCTCCTTCTAATGCTGTGATTCTAGCGGTTAATGATTCAATTAAAGTTTGTTGTTCTTGTATTGCTTTGGTTAATATAGGTATTAGTTTTTCATACTGCATACCATACTGCTTACCGTCCTCTGACATAGTAATAGCAAGATTAGTTTTGTTTGCTTTGTCATAACCTGCTGCTTGCTCAAGAGCTTCAACTTCTTGCGCTTTAAATCCAACGTCTAACCAATCTTCTTTGTGAGTGCCGTCAGGTGTTTGTGCATCTAAGTCATAGTCATCTGCTGTCTTATCGCCATACTTAGAACGCTTGTCCCACTTATAGGTGTAAGGCTTGAGCTGCTTAACAAAATCTAATCCAACATCTAAATCTGTAAAGTCTGTTTTATCTCGCTCATCAGATGCAACTGTCAATGCAACTTGAATATGAGCATTGGCAATGTTTTCATCACCTAGAACTATAGTGTTAGATGCTGTAGTTATCTCTCCACCAGGACTTCCTGTGCGCCCTGCATCTTTTCCAAGAAATAAATTGTTGCTTCCACTTGTAACTGAGATACCTGCATTACCTCCAAGACCTGTATTATTACTTCCCGAAACAGAGCCTTGCAAACTATCCACACCAACTGCTGTATTGCTAGCTCCTGTTCCACCGCTAAAAGCTCTTGTTCCTAATGCAGTATTAAAATTTCCGCAATTTGCAGAAAGAGCTAAATATCCAACTGCTGTGTTATCTTGACCAGTAGCTGTGCTATCACCTGCAAGACCACCCACAAATGTATTTTGCTGACCTGTGGTTATTGCTCCACCTGCTCCATGACCCATTGCCGTGTTGTAAACGTCTGTTGCTGAAGTGAAGTTTTGATTTGCAAGGGCTTGAAAGCCTACTGCTGTGCTTCTTGAACCTTGCGTATCTGCCGATAATGTTTGATAACCTATTGCTGTATTAAAATCAGCATCAGTAAAAGCATCGCCTGCAAGTCCACCCACAAATGTGTTTTGAATACCTGTGGTTACAGACGCACCTGAGTTATATCCTATGGCTACATTGTAAGGTGTAGAATTTCCGGTGTTCATTACATTTAAGGCGGCATAACCGATAGCTATGTTTCTGCCATCATCATCTGCTCCTGCTAAAGCATCTGCACCTAGGGCAACATTTCGTGTTCCAGTTGTTACAGATACAGCGGCATGATATCCAACGGCAACATTATTAGAGTCAAATGTGCTTGTTCCATTATTTTGGGCGGATAATGCACCAAACCCTATTGCAACTGTGCGATCCCCAGATACATTAGACCCTAATGCGTTGAAACCCAAAGCGACATTCTCGTTGCCTATTGTGTTCGCATTTCCTGCTAGGCCACCAATAAGGGTATTTTTAGTTCCTGTGGTTACTGCGAATCCTGCGCTATGTCCTACTGCTGTATTTAACATATTTACCGCAGAATCTGGATTTTGTGACCCTAACGAGAAAGCACCTACTGCTACCGATTGAGAGCCAACAGTATTAGCAGTCAATGCGTTATAACCTAGAGCAACATTTAAATCAGCATCAGTAATGGCATCACCTGCTAATCCACCTACTAAGGTATTTTGAACACCTGTACTTGTTGAAAAACCTGCTTGATATCCTACCGCTACATTGTAACTGTCTGTCGAGGTTGTAAAGTTTTGACTCAATAAAGCGTTTAGACCTATGGCAACAGTTCTATCTCCTTTAGTATCATTACCTAAAGCGTTATAACCCATGACAACATTTGAATTACCCACTGTTAACGCATCACCTGCTAATGCTCCAACCAATGTATTAGTTGTTCCTGTGGTTACATTCAACCCAGAATGAAAACCTACGGCTGTGTTAAAGGAGTCTGTCGATGAAGTAAAGTTTTGATTAGTAAGAACACTTTTTCCAATAGCTGTTGATTTATTACCAAGAGTATCAGCATCTAGCGCGCCATAACCTACAGCTACGTTGAAATCAGCCGTAGTAATTGCATTACCTGCTTCATCTCCTATCAAAGTATTTTGAGTACTACCACTTGCAATATTAATTCCTGCGTTAGCACCAAAACGCACATTATTTGTGCCAGCTGTTGGGGTAGATAGAGAGCCGTTAGAAGCTATTTCAAATCTACTAACAGAAGCAGTAGATAATTTAAGAGTTGCACCTGATGAATTTGACCTAATATCTAAAGACGATCCATCAAAACGGATGTCTGCATTACCTACTGAGCCTGAAGGTAATAATTCTATTTCAGGAGTAGATACATTTGCTACAGAAAGAAACCCTCCATTTATTGTAGCAGTTCCTCCAAAAGTTGCGTTGCCTGTTGTAGTTAGACTTGCAAAGTTACCATCTGCCCCACCTTCTATTCTCTGCCATGCTGTGCCATTAAAGAAACAGTAATCACCTACACCCCAGTTTGTAACACCATCCAGGTTAGTTGTACCTGCTACGCTAACAATATAAAACTCGCCTTGCGTACCAGTTCCTGATGATAATGTTGGGCTGTTTGTACTTGCGTTCCAGCTACCATTGAAGTCTAAGCCTGTAAATGTCTCACCATTTAAGATTAAATCACCTTCAATCGTTACATCATTGAATGTGGGATTTCTTCCAAAAACACCGCCATTTTGTTTAATAGTCATAGCATCAACCTACTTTGTTATTTAGCAACCCAACCAGTATTACCTGATCCAGATTCTTTTACGTAAAAACTTGTGTTTGAACCACCGTCTGTTCTTAAAAATATAGAACCTACCGATGCTGTTACTGATCCTTCTGGTGTGCCTGTACCGCTTGATATAAGCGATAATGCAGTAGAACTAACCGTTGCTGCTGGCAAACCATCTGAATCAAATGATAATAATTTGTTTACTCTATCTGCCTTTAGGGGCAGTTCCATATCTTTTTTTACACCACCTACTTCTGGTGTAGGGTCTACATTTTGCAAATGAATACTTCTCTCAATACCATTTTCATTCTGAATAGCACCTATATACATTTTATCAAAGTCACCATTAACATCTGATGCTAAAAAATCACCGCTATTCTGAAAATCTGTTGTTCTAGTAAGTGGCATAGCTAATACAAGACTTACTACGTGTCCGTTAGTTTGACCACTACTAAATACTACTGTGCCGCCTGTAACAGTACCTACATTGTTTACAGTAAAACCAGACGTTTGTTTTACTCCATTGACATAAACTTCCATATCAGATGCAGCTAATACACGAAAAGTATACGTAAAACTTGTCTGACCACTTGTTGAAGTAATGTCATTTCTTGTAACTAATTGTGATACTGTCATTGTAAAACCCTATATATTTTGCCGATTATACTATTTCTCAACACCAAAAGCATCAATAGCTTTATCGTATGCTTCTATAGCATTTTTTGAAATAGTAAACGCTTGATCTGTAAGTTGCTTCTTTCTAAACTTTTTTACTTCTGAACTTAAAATAAGATTTTTGTCTAACTCGTTTTGTTGTCTAATTACCTTATTAAGATTTCTTACACTATTTTTTATCATTTTTGATTGAGATAATAAAACTTTATTTTTTTCAGCATATTCAATACTAAATTTTGGATTATTTTCTTTATAAATTTTTAATGATTGCTCTACTCTCTTTAAATCTCTGCCCAATTCAAATAATGTGCTTGATAAAATAGATCTTTGACTAATAGGATTAGGAACAAGAAATCTGCCAATTAATGGATTTTTTTCAATATATTTTGGCTTCTCAGGAACAGGTATATTGTTAAATTTTCTTGCTTGATTTATCAAATAATCTGTTCCTGTAATAACATATTGATCTAAACTAGGTATAAAACTGTTAATAGCTTGTTCAACATAAATAGGAGAAACCCCATATTGCTTGCCAATTAATTTTGCAGTTTCAGACGTTGAATTATAAAACTGCAAGTCAGGCTCTAAATCCATTAAACGGTCATTTATCATTTCATTATTAAAGTAATAACTATAATTAGATTTCATTTCAATATAAAATTGTACAGGTGAAGGTAATACAGATATAGGGCTTTGTATTGGTGATGCAGAAGCAACTAATCCTTTAGCAAGTTCATATAACTCTTCACCTTCTGGCAATCGTTCTTGATACGCCCATTCCATAAATTTTTCTGGCACTCTTCCAAAAGCATAACCCACAGTATGTGCTCTTGGAATCCTAATCCATTGATCGCCTACTTTAAAAACTGAATGTGTATTTTTAATTGCTTCATTCATTTGCAAATATTGCTCACGCTCTTCATCACTTGCTTCATATAAATAATAACCAGCTATTGCAATACTAGGTAAAGTTAAATATTGCAATCCTCTTGCCATAAACATAAATGGATGTTTTTTAGCAAATCTTATATTTTTGTCTATACCTTGTACTGCTGCATTAAAAAATGCTGAATGTCTATTTAATATTCTTCCGTAAGTTCCAGCTCTTGCAAAATCTGTAAAATCTCTTGATTCTTTTGCGGCTTCTAAATGTGAAGCTCCACCAGCTAAAGCTTTATTATAAATTCCAATTCTTACTGATTCTTCTGCACCTGTTGAAAAATCATAAAAAGGCATCCAAGGTTTTTTACTATATTTAACCAAAGTGCTTTCACTACTCATTAATTCTTTGACAGATTTTTCTAATCCTTCGTCTTGAATAGATAAATAAGTATTATGTGAAGCTCCTGAAGCCATCCATTGATAATAAAGATCAGGTTTATTTGCAACAGTTAATATACCTTTTATTGCATCAACAGGATTTACACCATATGTTGTGATAGTAGATGCTCCTAAAGTATCTCTCAACCAGTTAGCCCCTGTAAATTGAGGTACAATAGTTGCAGCAGTTCTAAATGTAAGAGCTAAATTTCTTGTAATGTAGCCTAATGAAGAAATTGACGGTGCATCCATTGCCTTTAAAGAATCAAATAAAGGTTTTGATAATTCATAAAATTCTTTTTTACCATTAATAAAAACTTGAATTGTTGGAGCACCAGATCTTTTTGTAACTTTGCGGATATTGTTCGGCATAACATCCGCCATTTCTACAATACTTCTTGCAATTTTATTTCTTGCAGCAATATCAATAATTGCAGTTGTATTTGCTATAATTGAATTAATTGGGTCTTTTAAATCACGAGAAGATCCAGTTAATGCTTGCAGTAATGCTTCGCCTGTATTTGAAATAAATAAATCATCTTCAAATTTTGATGATATTTTTTCTGCATTTTCATCAAATACTCTTTTAAATGGCACATAATTTGGATTGTTAGCAATTATAGTATCGTAATCTTGCTGCGTTAAATTTCCTGATTGAACAAATAAAGCTAATATTCGTTTTTCAAAATCATAAATTTCTTTTGCTGTTGACTCAAAAAATGTAAGGCCTTTACCATATTTTTTTTCTAAAAGTTGCAAATTGACAGCGGCTTGACCTTTTTGTTCTGGCGTTACTTGCAAGCCTTCTTGTAAATCATTAATTATTCTTTGGCTTATTAAATATGTGCTTAAATCTTGTTTTCTTTTTTTAACGCTATTTTCATACTTTGCGGTCACTATATCAAAAGATTCAATTATTGGTTTTAATCCAACGCCAGTTTCTACAAGTTTACCTTCTGCTGTAGTAACATATGTTTTATGTTCTATCATTGCTCTAACAGTTCCAGAAATACCTCCATAAGTGCTTAGCAATACTGTTGGATCTTGTCCTGGCAAAATATTTTTTTTAGCGGTAGCTTCTTTTATTAATTTATCAACTGAATGATAACGATGCACCCATTCAGTATAAAATTTATCAAACGTGCTTTGACTATGATCTAGCTGTCCTATATCTGCTGGTTCTAATTCACCATTTTGGTTTGGTATATCAACAAAATTTGAATGAATTAATTTTTGATTTATTTCTTCAGGTTTTTTTAATCCTTCTGTTTCATCTACATAATCTTGCAATGCTTTCATTTCTAAATTAAATGTCACTTCATCTATAGAATCACCTTCGCTAAACTTATCATCTACAATAACATCAGTATAAATAGGAGTAGCATTATCAAATTCTTCTGTTGATTCTCTATAAACACCCATTAAATAATCGTCTAATGCATCTTGCTCCATGTTTTCAATATCAATAATTTGATCTTCTTTTATTGATATTTCAGCATCTACATCAAGCTCAAAAACAGGATTTACATTTTCATAAAATAAATTTGTGACTAACTCAAGTATTTCGCTTTCGCCTAATGTGCGATCTTCTGATGAACCAGCTCTTACGCTTGGATTAAATAAATTTTTACGCTCATTATATCGCTCTGCTAAATCAGCTAAACTTTGTGTTCCATTTTTAGCAAAAACTCTTTTTAATCCTTTGCCTACTGCAAGTGATTTGTTTTGAAATGTAGCTGGA